CGAGGGGTTATCCACAGGGGCCGCGGAAATGCGGCCCCGCCGCGACAGCGCGGCCCCGGGGGCCGCGACAGCGCGGCCCGAACCGTCCTATAACCAACCCTCTACTACTTCTCATAAATCAACTCACGTTGGTAACCGTGCGCGTGGCGCGTGCGGGCACGACCTGATCGACGACCGCCACTGCTCGCGCGGATGCCGCGCAGCAGACGTGGAAGGAACCGCAGCATGAGCACGATCCACGACGGGACCATCACCCACCTCGATCGCATCGCGTTGAGCCACGCGCTGTACGAGACCGCCGAGCAGTTCGCCGAGCTCGCCCAGCGATGGAAGCCCGAGACCGGCATCCCGAAGGACATGCAGCGGCAGGCACGCCTACTCGCCCAGATCGCACGTGCCGTGCTCGGCACCGCCTACGAGTACGCGAGGGCCGAAGCGTTCTATGACGCCGGCCGCCGCATCCTCGCCAACGAGCGGGCCGCGCGGGAGTTCTTCCGCTGTGTCGCGACCCCCCCCAGCCGAAGGAGCTGACCAGTGATCAAGCCTGACGTGATCCCGCCTGAGATCGGCATCCCGCTCGCCCTCGTGCTGTGGGCGATCATGCTCGCCCCGCTCGTGCGTGCCGTGCTCCAGCCCGCAGCAGGCGTGATGCTGATGAGTCGCCACCACCGCGCCAGCCACCACACGACCGCCACGCACAAGCTGCGCCCCGAGATCGAAGCACGCCTGCCCCTGCCCTGCACCGAGTGCGGCAAGCCCGTCTACCGCGACCAGAAGTGGCACGTCGCCCACATCACACCAGCATCGCAGGGCGGACGCACCACGAGGGCGAACACCGGCGCAGCTCACGCGCTCTGCAACCTGCGCGCGGGCGGCAAGCTCGGCGCAGCCGCGACCAACGGCAACCGCCGCCGCCGCACCGACGCCCGAGAGGGCATCCGGTCATGGTGAACGCCACACTTTTTGAGAAAGCGTCTGTACCTCCGCTAGCGGGCAGCACAAGTTTTTCTCCCCGGACCTGGGAGAAGATGAGATCTCGCGCACTCGACCCGTGGCGTCTCGGGAAGCTCGATGAGAGCGACGAGCTGCGGCAGGAGTTCCTCGCGGGTGCCGCGCTCATGGGGTACGTGCTCGTCGACCTCGACGACGCCGACGCGATCGAGGCCGCTCGCACCGCCGACCCGCAGCTGGAGCCGCTGCAGCCGCACCAGCTGCTCATCGCGGACGCGCTCAACGGTCCCGACCCGCGAGCCGTGTTCGAGATCCCGCGCCGAGGGACCAAGACGACGACGATCCTCTGCTGGGCGCTCGGCCGCTGCGTGTCGCGCCCGCGCTACAAGGTCACGTTCTCCGCGCAGACCGGAATGGCCGGTGTGTCCGCTCTCGACGAGTGGGCGCGCGACGGGCTCGACCGGATCGCTCCACCCGACGACGAGGGCGTGCCGCCGTGGCTGCGTGGCGTGAAGCGCAAGCCCGCAGCGCAGGTCCGCCACGAGGCGCTGTTCGGCGTCGACGCGATCCCCCACGACGAGCCCACCACCTACGGGCGCGGCTTCCGGGTGCTCCGCGGGAACACCAAGGCCGGCGTGTACTTCGACAACGGCAGCTCGTTCCAGGTCGTCCGACCCGAGGCGAAGGCCTACCGTGGCAAGGCCGCAGACGTGTCGTGGATCGACGAGGCGCAGGAGATCGAGCCCGAGGACGGCGCGGCGCTGCTCGCCGGCATCCTCCCGCTGCAGGACACCCGCCCGGACTCCAAGATCGTCGTGTCCGGCACGGCGGGCGAGCAGCGAGCCGGCGTGCTGTGGACGTTCCTGGAGCAGCTGCGCGCCGGTACCCCGGGCATGGGCGGTCTCGACTACGCCGTTCCCGAGGACACACCGTGGTCGGTCGTGGAGAACGTCGACGAGGCGATGGAGCTGCTGGCCACCGTGCACCCCGGCGTCGGCACGCTCACAACCATCGAGACGATGCGCGAGCGTTGGCACGGCATCCCGCGGCCCGAGTGGGCGCGTGAGTACCTGTCGCTGTGGCCCGAGACTTACGGTGAGCGTGCCGTGCCCGGCGAGTGGTGGGCGAAGACCGAGCGCGGGAAGCGCCCGCCCCTGCCCCGCAAGGTCGCGTTCGGTGTCGCCGTCAAGCCCGGTGGAGGTGTCGCCGCGATCGTCGCCGCCTACCGCGACGGGAAGCGCCGCGCCGTGCTGGAGGTCGTCGACCACCGCACCGGCACGCTGTGGCTCCCCAAGCGGATGCAGGAGCTCTCGAAGCGGTATCCCGGCTCGACGATCGCGTTCGACGACATCGCCGAGGGCAAAGCCACCGCGACTGAGGCCGCACGACTGCGCCCCAAGCCGAGGATGCGGATGCAGACCTACCGCGAGACCGCGGCCGGGTGCATCCAGTTTCTGCGCGACCTGGAGCGCGGCAGCCTGATCCACTTCACCGGGCAGACCGGCCTCGACGTGGCGGTGGAGCGTGCCGCGAAGCGCACGACCCGCAACGACGACGGCGTGTGGCTGTTCACCCCGATGGAACGCGGCGACGACATCACCTGTCTCGACGCGGCCGTGCGCGCGCTGCGCAACTGGGATCAGCACTTCGACGCGAAGTCCCGCAACGACGACACCGGGATCGTGGCCGCATGAGCACCCCCACGATCCGCCGCGAGATCACCCGCGACACCAAGGGCGGACCGATCCGCTACGTGAACTCGTGGTGCACCGCGTGCAGCTACTGGCACGCATTCGAGTTCACCCTCGACGCCGCGTACCGGCAAGGAGAACGACACCTGATGAACGTCCACGACGTCGACGCCACCACCGCCAGCGGCCCCCGCCGCCAGCACGAACACAAGACCACAGACCGCGAGAACGGGAGCGACCATGGCTGAGTTTGAGGCGCGGATCACGGTCTACAAGGACGGCCAGGAAGTGATGTTCAACGATGCGCTGGGTGACTCCGCATCCGACGCGCTGTACGCCGCACACCACGACCTGTGGAACGACATCGTGCGGATGGAGAACAGCACCAACCGCGAGGTTGGTAGCCCCGACACGCCGCCTCACGCGGGTTAGGTAACACCCCATCCGCATCGTGGAGAGCGTGAAGTTCTCCACACGACTCCGCGCAGTCCAGGACATCGAGTCCGGCACCCTGCTGAAGATGCCGGGCGTCGATGCCGCGACCGCGACGGGCATCGTCTCGCCCTGGTCTGACGGGCAGCTCAACTCGTTCGTGTGGTCGGACATCTACGGTCTGAACGTCGTCCCGGTGACCCGCAAGGAAGCGATGAGCGTTCCCGCGGTCGCCGCGTCTCGTCACCGCATCGTGCAGCTCGCAGACCGGCCTCTGCTCGCGCTGCGCGGTGCGGATGACGTCACCAGCAAGCAGTCGTGGCTCTACCGGACGAACATGGCCGTCACGCCGTGGCAGCGGATCGCCTCGACGCTGGACGACTGGATCTTCTACGGCGACTCGCTGTGGATCGTGGAGCGCGGCGCGAAGCCCGAGGGGTCCGCGTACGGGCCGATCCTCGACGCCGTGCACGCCCCGTACTACCGGTGGCGGGTCGACCCCGAAACGCGGGAAATCCTCGTCGACGAGCAGCCCGTGCCGGCTGAGTCCGTGATCTACCTGCCTGGCCCGTTCGAGGGGCTGCTGAACGTGGCATCCGAGACCGTCCGCGCGGCGAAGGCGCTGGAGCGTGCGTGGTCGTCCCGCGTCCGCAACCCCGCCCCGACCGTGATCCTCGAAGAGCGCGAGGACGGGACCGTGACCGGGAAGGAAGCGACCAGGTACACGCAGGCCGTGGCGAAGGCGCTGCGCGACCCGGACGGTGCCGTGTTCTTCGTGCCGCAGAAGATCAACCTGCGCCTGGAGTCGGGCGGCACGATCGACGTGCTTGACAAGGCGCGCAACGCGGTGCGCATCGACATCGCGAACCTGCTGAACCTCAACGCGTCGGCGCTCGACGGTGCGAAGGCGCAGTCGTCGCTCACCTACGAGACGCAGGAGACCGAGCGTGCCGAGCTGCAGGACCGCCTCGCGTTCTGGACCGCACCGCTGGAGCACCGCCTGTCGATGGACGACGTGGTGCCTCGCGGCACCCGCGTGCGGTTCGACTTCGCCACGACCACACCGGCGCAGACCGGTACCCCCACGGAGGACTGATACCCATGACCGAGACTGGACTGTTCCAGCGCATCGACGGCACCCGTCGTGTGCGCGGCCTGCTGCTCCCGTTCGGTGAACTGTCCCGACCGAACCTGTCCGGCAACGAGCCGATCATGTTCAGCGCCGACAGCATCACCCTGCCCCGTGACCCGTCCGTGGTCACGCTGAACCGGCAGCACGACCGGTTCGACCCGATTGGCCGTGCCGTCGCGCTGGAGAAGACCCCGGCCGGCGTCGTCGCCGAGTTCGAGATCGCGGAGACCGACGAGGGCGATTCGTTCCTCGCCTCGAAGATGCGCAAGCTCTCCGCCGAGGTCGCCGAGCTCGTGCGGGCCGGCGCGAACGCCGTCCGCTCGAAGCTCACCGGCGCGGCCGCGGTCGACGAAGGAGCATTCGCATCCGCGGCCCTGTTCGCCGTCGCGGACGGCGTGATCGGCGAGGACCACACCGAGACCGTCTATACCGACGAGAACGGCCGGGAGTACCGGCGCGTGTACGACTCGACCACCGAGCAGACCACCACGGACGCCGGCGTCACCACAACCACCACGACCACCATCACCGAAACCACAGACCCGGCCGAGCCGGATGAAGGAGAGGCCGACATGGCCAACGCACAGGTGCCGTCCACGCTGCTCGCATCGAAGGCAGAGACCAAGGACAAGGCCGACCCGATCACTTCCGCGACGTTCGCGGCGATGGTCGCGACCGCGATCCGCCAGCCCGAGAACCGCGAGACGATGCTCGCCGCGCTGAACGACGTCAAGATCGATGGCGCGAACGCGGTCGGCACCGGCGCGATCCCGCCCGAGTTCATCGGCGAGATCTGGTCGGGCATCCCGTTCGTCCGCCGCATCATCCCGCTGCTGCAGCACGGCGACCTCACGTCGCTGTCCGCGACCGGGTGGCGCTGGACGACGAAGCCCGAGGTCGCCGAGTGGGCCGGCAACAAGGCCGCGGTTCCGAGCAACACCCCGGCGACCGAGGCCGCGACGTGGTCGTTCCAGCGATTCGCAGGTGGGTGGGACATCGCCCGCGAGTTCATCGACTTCGGCGAGACCGAAGTCATCAACTCGTTCCTGACGGCCGCCGCAGGCTCCTACGCCAAGAAGTCCGACGCGTGGGTGCTCACCAAGCTGCTCGCTGCGGGCACCGCGATGAACGTGACCGACCTCCCGGCCGACGTGCCCAAGGCTCTCGCGGGCATCGTCGATGGTGCGCTCGCGCTCATCGCGAACGACGCCCGACCGTCGTACGCGCTCGTCAACCCGGCCGACTACCGGCCGCTGCTGTTCACCAAGAAGAGCGACGTGCTGGAGTACCTGAACATGGCGCTCGGCCTGGAGGACGGCGACCTCTCCGGATTCAAGATCGTCCCCCACACCGGCATCACAGCCGGCAGCGTGACGGTCGGCGCCCGTGAGGCAGCGGCCGTCCACGAGATGTCCGGCAGCCCGATTCGCGTGAACGCGCTCGACATGGTGAAGGGCGGTATCGACGAGGCGCTGTTCGGGTACGTGCAGTTCCGCGACTACTACGCCGAGGGCATCCAGAACGTCTCCCTGACGCCCGTCGCGCCCTGACCCGGTGCCGCCCGCGTCCCCATACCGCGCGGGCGGCACCGCTCCACCCTGAGACCTTGAGAGGAATAGCTGTGGCTGTTCAGTGGATCACCCCGGGCGAGCTTCCCAACCTGTGGGATGGTGCCGAGGGCATCCCCGACGACGTGATCGACGGGATGCTCGACGCATCCCGTGACGCGTGCGAGGCGTGGCTTCCGGCCGAGGGCGATCCCGAGCGGCCCCGGGATCGCACGATCCGGCTCGGTCAGCTCACCCTCGTGCGCGGCCTGTGGAACGACGCGATCGCAGGCGAAGACGGCACCATCGGCGCAGACGGATTCGACTACAACCCGCCGTGGCTGGCCCGCGAAGCCCGCCGCATGATGCGCCCCCAGCGCGCCGGCAACAGCCTCGCCACCGGCCACGACGACATCCCCGAGGTGCTGAATCCTGACCCGGTGACCGTCACGTGGGATGACGGTTCAAGCGTCTACCTCACCCGTGACGCAGGCATCGTGACCGCGATAGTCACCCCCGCAGCCATAGTCGCGAGCAGCGTCCGCCCGATCCCCGCCAACTACGGGCCTGCCGGGATGACCCTCCAGATGTCGACCGGAAGCGGGTACGTGTTCGTCGTTGATGAGGTGGGCGGCATCGGCGAAGTGGGCATGTACCTCATCCCGCAACCCGGTGAGCTTGCTGCCGCAGTATTCACGTGGCTTGCCGATCCGGTGGTGACGCCGTGACCGCGTTCGCCGCGCTGCGCGCGCAGCTGGAGAACGACCTGCTCGCGAACATCGAGCCGGGCCGGTTCCGGTGGGTGCCCGCGCAGACCCGTATCGACCGTCTCGCGAAGCCGACGCTCATGCTCAAGCTCTCCGGCGTGGCCCGGCATCCGGGCGCGCAGCAGGTGCTCATGCCGACGTTCGTCGTGACCGTGGTCAGTGAGCACGCCGATCCGGTGCAGGCCGACATCGACCTCGACGGGCTGCTGGACGAGCTGATCGCCGCTATCCAGCCCATCCGGTGGGTGGCGTTCCGCGGCGCGGAGAAGGCCGCATTCCAGAACAAGTACCTCTGCTACGACATCCAGCTCGAAGCACTCACCACCATCAAGAAAGAGGCGTGACCATGGCCTTCAACCCGCTCTACATGACCGAAAGCGTGCTGCAGCTCGGCACGGCCCCGACCGACTTCGCCGCGGAGATCTCCGGCGCGCAGCTCGTCCCCACCTCGTCCAGCGCGACGTGGAAGGGACTCAAGCCCGGCAGCGTGTTCACCGCAGCCGGCCTCGCGACCTGGGCGCTGACCGTGAATCTCGGTCAGGACCACGAGACCTCGACCAGCCTGTCGAACTACCTGTTCGACCACGAGGGCGAGACCGTGCCGTTCACGTTGGAGCCCGTCGCGGGCGGCACCGGATTCGCCGGCACGATCATCGTGCAGGCTGCGACCATCGGCGCAGACGTGGATCAGTTCGGCACCGCGTCCGTGACGATGCCCGCCAAGGGCAAGCCGACCCGCACGCTCGCCGGCGCGTAACCGGGTGGTGTCGGATGCTCCGCGTCAGCGCTCTGAGCAGCCGTGAGCTGCTCACGGTGCTGCGCGGGCTCCGCACCCTCGACCGCGACACCAAGAAGGTGCTGCGCCGCGAACTCAAGGGCATGGCCGAGACCGCATGGAAGGACGCGCTCAACCGCAACGCCGACACCAAGCTAGAACGCCGTGTGCTGGCCGATTCCGGGCGGGTGCGGGTATCGGACCAGAACGTGCGCCTCACGTCCGCCAGCCTGTCCCGCAGCCTCACAGGTGGCCTGAAACCATCCGAGTCCTACGGCCCGGTTGAGTTCGGAGCCAACCCGCGGCCCGCAGCGACCGAGACCGTCCGTGGCAAGGGCAGCGGCACGTTCACCCGGCACCGCGACCCGAACCGTCCGTTCAAGAAACCCAACCGCCGCGGATACGTGGTCTACCCGTCCGCCGCACAGATCATCCCCCGCATCCTCGCGATGTACGTGCAGACATTCGTCCGCGCGATCCACGAAGCCCTCGAAGGGAAGTCCAATGGCTAAGGGCATCGACCTGTCGATAGCCGCCGACACACGCTCGGCGATGTCCGCTATCCAGCGCGGCATCATCGACCCCCTCGAAGACGTCACCGAGCTGCTGGAGACCACAGGCCGCGAGTCCAAGGACGCCGGCAACGACCTCGAACGGTCCATGCGAGACGCGCAGCGCCGCACCGAGGACGCCAAAGACGAGATCCGCGACCTCCGCGACGAGCTCAACAAGGCCGGCCGCTCGGCGAAGGATGTCGGCGACGGCGCTGGAGGGATGCGACGACTCAAGGACGGCGCGGAAGAGGTCACACAGGAGGTCGGACAAAACCTCGGTGAAGCGGTCTCGTCGATCCGGGGCGACATCGGCGACCTCGGCCAGGTCGGGCAGGACACCCTCGGCGGTCTCGCCGCCACACTCGCCAGCACTGGCCCTGCAGGCATCGTCGGTGCTGCAGCTCTCGCCGCCGCCGCGATCGGCGTCGGCGGTCTGACCGGCCAGCAGCAGAAGCTCAACGAGCAAGTCCAGCACATGAAGGAGTACTTCGCCGATGCATGGCGAGAGGCCGCCGAGGGCGGCCGGAACTACATGGATCTGGCCGGGCAGATCGCCGAGCAGAACGACATCCGGTTCAACCCCGACCGGGCCGAAGAGTACAAGCAGATGCTTGAGGACGCGAACACACTCGGTCTCGACCGAAACACGCTGATCGAGGCCGCTACCGGAAACCAGGCCGCGTACAACGTCGTCATCGAGCGCGCTAACAAACTGATCGACGAGCAGAACAACAAGCCACGGCAGGACGGTTTCCTCGGTACCGCCGAGTGGGACAAGCAGATGAAGCGCCTCGACGGCGTACGGGACAAGTTCGCCGAGATCGGCGCGGCGAACGACGACGCCAAGGCGAAGGCCGCGGAGGCCGCAGCATCGACCTCCGCGCAGCTGATGCGCCTCGTCGAGGATGCCGACGAGGCCGCGGTGTCCGTGGATGAGCTCGGTAACAAGATGATCGAGCTGCCGACCGGCGAGACCGTCTACATCAATGCCGAGACGAAGCAAGCGACCCTCAACCTCGACACGTTCAAGGGGGACGCGGACGGTGTGATCGATCATGTGAACCGCCGCGACATCAAGCTCAGGGTCACCACCGACACGACCTCTGCAGAGCGTTCGCTTAGAGGACTGATTGAGAAGGGGCGGGTCATCAAGATCGGCACCCGCATCGTGGGCCCCGGGGGTGGGTGGGACTGAATGACGACGATCACGCACTCGACCGGCACCATCACTCCCACCATCGTGGACGGGTTCACGTCGACGCGGGAATCGGGCACTCTCGTGCATCCGATCCTTGGTAGCGAGAACCCGGACGTTACGCTGCGACCCGCTGCCCTGCGCGCCGGCATCCTGACGCTCGTGTTCGCCTCGGCCTCCGCGGCGACGGCTGCCGAGATGGTCATGGCGTCCGCGCAAGTTCTGACCCTCACCGACCCGGACGTGTCCCAGATTGGCATGTCGTTCGTGGTCACGGGTGGCGGTATCGAGCTGGATCTAGATCGGGAGTCGCGTTCCGCGTGGCTGTTGCGCGTGCCGTTCCAGGAGGTCGCACCGTGAGTGTGACCGAGCATTACGCGTACGCGACGTCGGATGCCGTTGTTGGCTTGCTCGACGTTGAGGGCGGGCAGATCGGTCTCGACGTGTCGCAGTGGCCGCACGTTCAGGCGACGATCCGCACGCCGGCACAGGCGGGTATGTTCGCAGCGCTCGACCCGCGGACGGCCGCCCATCGGGTGCTGCTGTCGTGCGGTGAACAGATTATGGGGCTGCACCGGCAGTTTGATCTCGGCGTGCGCAACGTGTCCAC